GAGGAAATGGTAGGCCACCGGCCGATCATCTTCATCGACCTCCACGCCCATCTTGAGCATGTTGCCAGGCGCCGCCGTCGGGTAACCCCTCCCATTAAGGGAATGATCCAATTGCGCCGCGTCGATGAATTGCCGCGCGTAACCAAACCGATTCCACTTCTCGCCGTAACGCCGAATCAAAATCACCTCGCCATCGACATCGAGGCGGCGATTCCACATCTTCCCGATGTCGATTCGCGACATGCCGCCCTCGATCGTCGGCGAATGCCGAAGCTTGCCCGCCAACTTGTACCAGGCTTTGAAGTCGTCATTAAAATCATCATCGAGCTGACGGTCACCGCGCTCCTTCTTCTTGCACGGCCTCAAGGTCACTCCTTGCGGCCCGATGATGTTGATTTCATTCAACCGCAGGTAGGCCCTAATATAATCATTATTCCGCTCCAAGTCGCGAGCCCGCGCCAAAAGCTTAATCGCCGAACCATGCAACGACGCATTCGGCGAAGCGTCCACCACATCCCAACCAACAAAGGCCTCATTCGAAGCCGCTGAATAAAAACGCGCTTTCGAGCGGGGTGCCGTGCGCGGCCTCGTCATCAGCCCCGTCTTCGGATTGATCGCCCAGCCGCTCACGATAGAGAAACCTTGACGGGCCTCCACCCGGTAAGCGCTCTGGATCTTAGCCCGAGCTTGACCATGAGTTTATCAACCTGACCCACCAACCACGCCCGATGTTGCCGCAGTTCCGCCAGCGTCAGGTAGGAAAGCTGGCGCTCGCCCACGCTCGTCTGAATCCGCATTTCCTGAACCGCTCCACCGGAGATAAGCGCCGCAATCGCCGCATCGATCGCCGTCAGCTCGGCCCGCTTCGCTGTCAGATCCGCGTTCGCCGTCGCCCGCTTTTGAATCACGTTCAACGTGGCGTGAGACGGAACGTGGGCGTCACTTGCCTTCGTCACCTCGATCTCAAGCACGTAAGGCCCGGCCACCCAGGCGTCCGAATACGCCGCGTCCTCAGTCACTTCAAAACTCAAATTGTCCGCGCTCGCGCTGGCCGTAATCTCGATCACCGTCCCACTCTCCGACGTAAGCCAGACCGTCGCCGACCAGCCGTCAGCGGGCCTGTAATCGGCGAACGCAAAGGTCCAAGCAATGCTCGTAGAAGCCCTGTGTGAAGATGGAATCGCCATTCCATTTCAAAGAGCTGGCTTTTATCACCGTGACCCCATCCAACTCCGCTTACGCCGTGGCTGCCGTCGCCTAACGGCCGCTTTCTTCTTCGCTGGAACCGCTTTCTTAGCGTCTAAAGCCGGTTTCTTTTGGGCCTTTTTAGGCACATTCTTCGGCGCCTCCACCTCCATTCGCTTCCTCCGCCGCGTGTCCCTCGCCTTCCAAACTCGCAACGGTGTCGACATCGACCGCAACGCCGCCAACGCATAGACCCGACAATCCAGAGGCTCGTTCCGGTCCCCCTTCGAAGACTTCTTCTTCCACACCATCCTCGGCTGTCCGTTCGTCCACACCACCTCTTGCTCCTCCGCCGTCAGTTGCTGAAAAAACGTCAGATCATAGTGCTCCGGAAAGTGCATCCGCCCCACCGTCTCCCCAGGATTCGAGAGCCGCGCATAGATCACTTCCTTGGCCGAGTCCGTACCCACAAGAGCGAGCTTCACCCGCGCTTTCTTCAACGGAGAGAACCGAGCGAACACCGGCTGGCCTGAAGAGTTCATTCCCTTACACGCGAAGACATGCCGCATCACCTTTCCCCGAACAAAGGTATAAACCGAGTCCGTCCGGTGACCGCCCGAGTCGACAAACGCCGCCCGGATCGGCAACTCCACTCCGTCCTCGCGCCGCGCCCGAAAGTTGAGCAGATACTCATCGAGCGCCTGACGTGTCCCGCGCACCGCAGGATCCCCCATGATTTGCCGATAGTCCACCGACCAGCTCTCCTCCCCCAGCCCCCAAGCCACCACTTCGACCTCGAAGCGATCATTCTGCGTGTCCACCCCCGCCGTCAGCACAAGCGCCTCATCCGGTACCGAATCCAAGGTGTAAGCCTCGCGCCCTTGATAGAGAATCTCCGAGTCCACGTCCTCCGACGACGTCGAGAACGGAAGGCCAAGAATCGTATTCGTGAACACCTGCTCGCGCTCCGTGTCCCCCTTAACCTCATTCCACTCGTCGCAAATCTCACGCCACCCCATAAACGGCGAGTAAGCCGACCAAATGAAATAGCCCCGACGATGCGCCGGTGCCTCCGGCCTCGTCGAGACCCAATGCGCCGACCCGCCAAGCGCCTCGTCCTTGATCATCTCAAAGCGCTCGTTCTCATCGATCCACTCCCCGCAACTCTGACACGCATACCGCGCATAGTTCGCCGACTCAGGATCCTTCTCAAACTGCCCCCACTGCAATTCAATATGATCCGAGCACCGTGGACAAGGCACCGCGTAGACCCGCTTGTCCGTCGCATTGTAACCCGCCTCCGTCCTCGACATCCCTTTCCTGACCGGAGTGCCACCCGCCACAAACATCCGATTGAAGAAAGTCGTCTGACGTCGGCGAAGAAGATCAATCGGATCCCCCTCCGCCTTCTCCCCAAGCCCCGCCGCAAACGGAAAGCGATCCACCTCATCGCAACAAACATCCCGAATCGGCCGCCCCGCCAACCCCGCCGGAGAATTCGCACCCGTCAGTTGCAGAAAGCCCCCCGGAAAGTTCTTCCGCAAAATCGTGTTTCCGCTAGTCCTCGCGCGCCAATCCGTCAGCGCCGACAGCACCGGCGAATCTCGAAGCATCGTCTGTATCCGATCCTTCCCGTACGACTCCGCCATTTCCACCGTCGGCTGAATCAACATGATCGGGCCCGGGTTCAAATGCATCCGGTAGCCGATCGCATTATTCAAATTCTCCGAGTAAGCCACCTGCGAAGACTTCATGATCCACACCTCCATCACCTCGGGGGACTTCCCACAAATCGCATCTAACAACTCCCTCATGAACGGAGTGACATCAATGTCGAAATCCCCCGGCGTCGCCGAAGCCTCCGGCGAAAGCTTCCGATACTGATTCGCCCACGCGCTCCCCGATAGCTTCGGTGGCGTCGCATAGCACGACAACCAAAGGGCCAGCGCCCGACTAAGCGTGGCTTTCCTCATAAGAATTGATCGCGTTGAGCGCTTTGTGCGTCTCCTCATCAATCGCCGCCTTCAACCGCCGCTGCTCCGCAACTGTTTTCCCCACTTTCGGCCCGACCTTCGAGCCCATACTCATCAACCGCTGCCGAACCTCGCGACCGAATGGCGCATACATCGCCCCCACCTCCTCAACACTCACAAGCTCGCCATCCGCAATCCGATTCTTCCGCTCTTGATCATCCGCCTTCGCCCTCGCAAGCCTCGCCTGCTCCTGCATTAAATCCAACATGCCCGGCGCCTCCTCCTCCGTTTGTGCTGGTTTACACAGCTCCCTTTCATGCGCCACCCGCCAATCAAACACCTTCTCGACGTCGATTTGCCATTCTCTCCCGTTCTTCTCTGCTGGGCACCCCTGCCCTATCCATTTCTTTAACGTGTCCGTTTTCTTTCCTATAATTTGCGCAATATCCGCCAGACTGCGGCCGGTCCCCGCGACTTTCGTTTCTGCTAGTTTCCGATCCGCCTTCAACTTCGCTAGTTGCTCCCGCTTCATCTCCACTTCGATAGACACCGCCGCCGCTCCGCCCTTCCGCAACCAATCACAATAAGCCCTGACCGCATCCTCGACAATCAACGTCTCTTTTTTTCCGAAGACTTCACGCCGCAACCCCTCGGCCTCGCTCTCGTCAATACCCAACAACCCGGCCACCTTGCTCAAGGTCGCCTTCACAAGTTAAACTCCCATTTCTCCCCTCCGTCCTCCGTTTCTAGATCCGACAAGCGGACCCTCCCCGCTTCCTCACTGCTAAACACCCCGTCCACGAGAGAAGAGAAAAAACCCCACAGTTCCGCCGACTCGCTGGCCTCCACAAATTCCCAGCGCGGATTTGCATTGAGATTCATCGACGTGCGAACGGTCACCTTCCTTCCTCCCCCGGAAATCAAAGCAAATTTCGCATGCGTCTTCATGATCCGCATTTCCGCGCCGCTTTGCAACAAAGCCTCACACAATTCCAGTTGCCGATTCACGAAAATAGAATCCACCACCCACCGCATACCCGCACCGCCCGATTGCTCGACCAACTCAAGCATCCGCGCGGCGTCCCATCCCGCCGCCGTCCAAGTTGATATATCCACAGCCTGCAACGGTTGACACCCTTCAATAATCACCTCTAGCACGTCCGCGAGAGAGAATTGCCCATGCGTAACACAACACACCTCCCGCCCTTTTCCAAATCCCTCTAAAGCTTCCTTCGCACCCTTGATGCTATAGTGTTTCGTTAGGTATTGTGGGCACTTGCGCGCAATATATCGTTTCATAATTCATTGAGCACCACCACCACCACCCCCTCATAAAAAATTCACACCAAGCCCTTTTCTGCGGGCTTGTCCGCCTCATCCATATGGCCCAGAAGGACCCGTTGTGACCATGCTAGTTCCGCCTCATGGGTATAACTGGCCTTACCGACCGAAGGCAAGGGCTCGAGCGAATTCGATTCGAAATCGGTCTCTTGCGATAGGCTCAAGCCGCTCGAGGATGGCGGCCTTGTCTGTTTCTTGGAGGATAGAGTAGGCATAGACTCGTTGCACCTTTCGGTGACCGGTGGTAAATTTGCCATCCACTTGCTTGAAAATGGCCTTGTCGCCTTTGATTAGGTTTTTTGGACGGAACGCGCCTTTCAACACCCGCCCCCTGTAGCTGACTTTCTGGACTCTCCGCCGACCCTTTCGAAACGAGACAACCTTCACCCGCTTCACCTTATCAAGGCCGAAGTACCGCTCGTTAATTGTGATGGTAGCGGCCCGAGTGGCAATGGTCGCCCGCTTCATGTCGATGGCTTCGTTAGTTGTGCGCTTTACTCGTGGCTCGACTTTCTCAGCCACCGCCGTTCGGGCTTCCTTGCGCACAGTCACCGCCGCACGATTAACCGCCGTTACGCCCGCGCGCGCCAAGCGCTTTGGGGTCTCGTCAAGTTCGCGAAAGGCCTGATTAAAATCAGATTCGACTGAGATTCTCATTCTCTCGCCTCCAATTCGTCAGCAAGGCGGCGTGACTCTTTCACTGCTTTAATAAACGCTTTCATAACCATTCCCAAGTAAGTTGGCGTGTTTGATCCTCCACCACCAAGGGCTTGCCCCATCGTTTCAGCGCCCCCAGCCTTCCTTTCTCGGCGGGCGTCATGCTTGAGGTAGAGAGCGCGGCATCGATCTTCATCCCCATCGTGTTCACCCGGTATCGCAACCGAGCGCGTTCACGGTTGCTCATTCTCGCGTCCATATCGTCCGGGTGATAGTCCCGGCACGCTTTGGCCACCCATTGGCCCGTCCGCAACGGTTGCTTGCGCCGCTTGAACCGAACACCCGCGCGGGCGAGCGCCCGTTGCATTTTGTTACGGGGCAATGATCGGGGCAAGGTCGCGAGAGCGTCGTCTAATGTACGCCCTAGCGCCGCCTGCGTGCGCAATGAGGCAATCTCGTGAGGGAGGAGCACGCCCCACTATAATCGATCCGCGCGGCGTTTTGAGCTTTTTCTGCTACTTCTAGCAACTCTTCTTTGTAGCCCAGCAAACGTCTTCATTTACCATGTTGTCACTCTTGTTGACACTCACCCCCTTCCTGGGCACCAAACCCCTTGTTTTATAGCGTGAGCCGAAGGTCGGAATTGAACCGACGACACCATCCGCCCCCCCTTTAAAGGCGCCACCTCCTATAAATCCAGGCTTCCTCGACCTCATTTTCCTCATAAACCATCCCTGTTGTTGTCACTGGCGTTGTCACGGGCATCCATTTCAGGCTTGGCTAAATGGCCAGTGCTCGGCAAAAGTTGGTTCCATGGCATCATTGAGAAAGAAGGACCGCTCACCGTTCTGGTGGGCTTGCTTCACCTATCCCGACGGCAGACGCGGCCAACGCTCGACAAAGATTCGCATCGATGCCAAGACCGCGAAGGAGCGCCGCGACGCGCGGAGGCTGGCCCTCGATCTCGCCGAAAGCTGGGAACATGAATACAGAGACGGCGTCACCGTCCGCCAAGCGCAACGGGTAACAAATGACATTCTGGCCAAACTCAATCAGAAACCAATCCCAGTGGCCACGGTCGAAAGCTTTCTTCTCGAGTGGGCGGCGGGTCACGCTGGCGAAGTTTCCGAGGCAACTCTCACCTACTACCGGAGCAAGGTTACCGGGTTCTTGCAGTGGCTGAACAACCCCGCCCTTTCAATTGCTCTGATCACCGATGACCACGTCAGGCGATACCGCGAAGCCGAGAAGGCGCACCTTGCGCCCCGAACGATCAACAACGCCATCAAGACATTGAGAATGGCCTTCGAGAGCGCTCGAAAGAAAGGCCTCATCACCGACAATCCCGCCGAGGACATCCGACCACTCAAGGCCGCTCCCACGACGCGCCGCCCGTTTACTCTCGATGAATTGCGATCCCTCATTGAAGTGGCCGACGACGAATGGAAAAGCATGATTCGCTTCGGCTACTACCTCGGCGGCCAACGTCTGAGCGACGTGGCCTCTCTGCGATGGTCTTCGATCGATACCGCTAAACTCGAAGCCACCATCACGACCAGGAAAACCGGGCGCATCATGCATTGCCCCATCACGCCGCCGCTTCTCGATCACATCAGCGCGCTTTCCGTGCCGAGCGACCCGCGCGCACCATTGCACCCGCGCGCCTTCGACACGTTGAAACGTACAGGCAAGGTCAGCGGCCTTTCTAACCAATTCGCCGACATTCTTGCGAGTGTTGGCCTTGCCGAAGGCCGGGGCGATCACAAGAGCCGAAATCGCGGGCGCACAAAGACCCGGGCCAAGTTAAGTTTTCACTCTCTCCGAGACACCGCAACGACCGCACTCAAAAGCGCCGGCGTCGAAGGAGCGATCGCTCAGGAGCTTGTCGGACACGAAAGCGCGGCCATGTCTAAAATCTACACCAAGTTTTCCCCTGACGTTCTTCGAGCCGCCGCCGAGAAATTGGAAAGCATATAGTCTCTCCATAACGTATTCGAAAACTTCCCAAGTGTGCATCACGCCGCATCCCTTTCGAGCATGCGCTGTGATACAGTCTTCGGATCGTGCGAAATAACGTTGCCGTGAGTGTTCTCCCTAGCAATGACTTTTTCAGAAAGTGCAGGGGCTGCCGCAAACTTCGCTTTGAATTCCTTTTCAGGTTGAGCCGCCTTAAAAGCGTACCAGCTTTCAGCCATGGCCGCGTCCTCCTTCTTTCGTTGGAACTCTGCAGCTTCGCGCTGGCACTGCCTCGCCCACGCAAAGGCATGGGCGCGCATGATGCCAGGGTGGCGCTTAGTAATTTGAGCAACTGCTTGGAATAGTGTCATGATTTTTGTTTTTAAAGATCTGCATTGACCCACGGCAGAATCACCCCTACCGTCGCGCCATGCCAATGATGCCAATTGTTGGTGTTTAGGCCTCGCCAGGTGACCGCTCGGCGGGGCCTGCTTTGTTTAGGAGAGCAAAGCCCGCCCAAGCTTGATATTGGGTTTGAGTTCCGGCACTGCCGAGATCCGACAGCTTGTCCCGTTGCGTTACTTTGCGTTACGCTGCGTTACAGTCAAGCGGATCTGCGGAAAACTTGACGGCTGCATTACAAGTCGTTACAATTACCGCATGCCCCCCGCCAAAAAAGCCGACACAAAAGCCACCAGCATCCGACTCAAGACAAAGCTACTCAAGCGAATCAAGACGCTGTCCACCAAGCTCCGGCGCTCTCAAACCTCTCTCCACGAAGAAGCTCTCGAAGACCTCTTTGAAAAACACACCGGGAAGAAACCATGACCGCCACTTGCTCGAAATGCCGCCAAGTATTTCAGCCAGCAATGATTCGTAATGGCCTATGTCCAAACTGTCACGTCGCCGCCGAAGACAAAACCACGCGCCCGCCATCCACGGCAAACACCATTGCCGGGCTCGCCTCATTCATCATCCCAGGACTCGGCCAACTTGTGCAAGGCCGCCTCGGGGTTGCTTTATTCTTCGCCGTCTTTGAATTTCTCGCCGTGCTATCTATCCTAATCGTCATTGGCTTTATCACCGTGCCTATCGTTCACATCGTCGCCGCCTATGAGGCCGCGACTCATCAGACTTAACACCAAGCCCTCTAATCGCCCCGCATGACTATCATAAGCCGATCAAACGCAGCAACCCCAGAGCCGCCGATTTCAACAACCGACCGGGAGGGCGCTTCATGAGCGACGCCTTGTTCGACGATTTGGGCCAACTACCGGAGGGATACAGCCAAGGGATTGATATTGACATATGTCAATATTCACCGGCAAGCCACCCTCCTCTTAGCGACAATTGCCGACACATCGGCGCTCGTGAATGCCAGGGCTGTGGCCTGAAATATCCAACAACAGCCGGGCCCGCTATTTGCCCGCGCTGCAATGGTTACAGATTTGAACGTATTGAAATGTAAACTAAGGAAATAGTGAGTTTACGTCAGGCTGACCATTCGTATAAACGAAGGACCATAAAATAGTTAGCCAGCGCCCCCTGAATCCGAGTTCCGGATATAGAGCGTTCGAGGAAGCCTTGGAACGTCTGCGTGATGGATGCCGCTTCACACTTGGCGCGCAAGCCACGTAAGATTCCATCTCCGGGCGATCTGATTGATTGGCTCATAGATCAGGGAAAGGCCAAGAAGATCATGAAGGTAAACATGGTCGAAGATGAGGTTCTCCTTTGGCGAGAGACTGGATCCAAGGAATTGATCCGATCGGTTCTAAAGAATCTGAGCCAAGGGAAATGATGGTGTACAGGCTGTACCCCATGGAAATCATTTGATCGCAGCGCTCAGTTACCGCTATGGTGTTCGCATGTCCAAAAAAGCTCAAACACGGGAAGCACTTTGGCTGAAGCCGAAGCAAATCACAGAGATCTATGGAGTAGGGCGAAGCACGCTCTATACGTGGATACAGAAAGGCCTGATCAAATCCACCACAACGCGAGTCAACAAAGACCAGCGATACGGCTCGCGGCTCATTAACCGCGCCTCACTCGAAACATTGCTCGAAAGCAATGCGACTGGCGGTGACTCCAACTAACAGAAAAGCCGCTCCCTGATTAGGTGCGGCTCCTCCTTCTTCGTTCGACTGGAGAAAGGATAGGAGATTTCAGCGCCAGGTCAAGTGGAGTTTACTTTCCTTTATGGGGAGTGGATTTTTTAGCAGAGGGCCGCCGCTTCTTCTTTGCCGCCGTGTATGTAGTGGGCTCATCTGCCACCTTTAGCGCGCGAGTCTCTCTCAACTTTTCGACAAGAAGCCGCTCGAGCCAATTCGAGAACGAGCGGCCATCTTCAGTAGCCAAGGCACGGGCTTTGTCTAGAATCGCTTCCTCGAGTGATACGGTGGTGGAAGTTTTTCCCGCCGCCCGCACGCCGTGTCTTGAATTATGTTCCTTGCTCATAGTCGAGCATTAACGCCCAGCAGGGTGTAATAGTCTATAATAATCCTTGCGCCGAATTATAATCTTGGTGTAATACACTTCCACACATTAGAGCGCGGCCCGTTAAGACCCATCACACCGGCACCGTTGCAGCGCCCTCTTATTATGAAAACAACCACAACCATCTCTCTCAGCACCGACGTCCTCGAGGCCGTCAAAAAAAAAGCCGCTGAGGAGAGTCGGAACACTTCCGGACAAATCGAACACTGGCTCAAGCAAGTGATCGCAGAACGGAAAACGCAGACTCGAAAGCGGCGCGCACGCGCCACCACCTAAACCACTCCTCCCGCTGGCGCGGGGGCGTGCACATCCTCCAATCCCACCAATCCGCACGCCCTCGCGCCTCTACCTCTCTTACTTCATGCAAAGCCTTATCTGCGCCATCCTCGCCGTCATCGTCCTCGTCGCCCTCGCCTTCGAACAAGGCCGAACCTTCGAGCGAGGCGCCCGTCCTCGCAAACGCACCCGCGACCAACGCGCCGCGCGCAAACTCTTTCCCCGCTTCTAACTCCATGCCAAGCGCCCAACAACTGACGGCCGCCGACCTGGAAAAGATCCGCAAACGCGCAGGCGCACGCAAACGCGCCAAGCTCAAAGCCAAGATCAAAGCCAAGCGCCCAGCACCACCGGCAACCAAGGAAGTCACCGCTCGATTCTACCGCTTCGGCGGTCCCGATGGCATCCACGCCCTCGAAGAATGGCCGAAGACAAAAGGCGAACCCGTCTTCCTCCTCGTCGGCGAAGTCCCACCCAAAGACACCATCGAAAGGCACGAAATGATCGACCTCGCCGTCGATGTCGGACGCGAAGCCATCGCCATCAGAGC